GACAGAGTACATGGCCCGGTATAACCGGTGGTTCGAAATCCGCCCGACGACGCACGGCAACAAAGCCAAGTATGATCGCATCCAATGGGCGCTACAGGGTAGAGCGCAGAAGGGCGACATCTACCTTATCAAAGGCGACTGGAACGAGAAGTTCATAGACCAAGCGGTCAGCTTCCCTTCCCGTTACGTACATGATGACTTGGTCGATGCGCTGGCCTACATAGACCAGCTCGCTCCTGTCAACATCAGCAAGTTCGACATTGCTGCGATAGAAGCACAGACCAAGTACAATCCACAAGACGAGAGAGCAGGATACTAAATGCCTAATCAAGTTGTAACAGAGCGTGAAGTCGCACCGAAGCGTAAAGTCGAAGGTGGCGCACGAGGGACTCTTGTCGGAGCTGTGATTTCGGACATCGTTCCGTGGCGCAACCTCCGCGACAGCAAATTTGAGAACCTATGGGACGAATTCTACGCCAAGTGGCGCGGTTTTTGGATGCCACAGCACAAAAGCTTCAAGACAGAGCGCTCGCGGATCATTTCACCACTCACCAGCATGTCAGTTGACCTGACGAGTGCTGAAATCATCGAAGCTGTGCTCGGTAGAGAGTACTTTATCGACCTGCCGGACAATATCGGCGACGAAGATACGACAGATGTGGACGCAGCGCGCAAATTGCTCGTTCAAGACCTGAAAGACGAGGGTTTTATCGACGAGTTTGCCCTGACGGCCCTTAACGGCTGCCTGTACGGCACCGGCATTACCAAAATACAGATTTCGACCAAGATTAAGAAGACTCTGAGCCGCGACAAAGCTGACAAGCTTGTCGTAAACGAGACAGAGGTCGTTATCGTCAAGCCCGTAGCCATTGAGCCGGGCCAGTTCGTAGCAGACCCGTCTGCTCGCTGTATTGACGACATGAAAGGCTGCGCACACGAGTTTCTGATGCCCCTCAGCAAGCTGAAGGCTCGGCAACTCAGCGGCATGTATTACAAGACGAAGGTTGGAGCCTTTAAGGCACGGATTATCTCGAAAAGTCGCGGCGATACCGAGGAAGGTAACATACGCGATCAGGGAGAGGTCGCCTACATCACCGAGTACTACGGCGAAGTGCCTACGCGGTGGTTTCAGGCGGCGATAGCCGAAGGCAAGGGCACACCCCTGACCTCGCAAATGATTCAAGCAATCCCCGAGGAGTTGACGACGGAAGCTATCGTGACGATAGCCAACGAGACGACACTCATGCGGGCGATTGAAAACCCCCTCTTGACTGGCGAGAGACTGATAGTCTCTTACCAGCACGAAGCCGTCCCCGGCAGGTTTTACGGTCGGGGCGTCTGTGAGAAGGCTGCCAACGTGCAGCGCGCAATGGACGCAGAAATGCGTGCTCGCATAGACGGACTGGCATGGTCTAACATGCCCATGTTTGCCGGTGACCTCACTCGCTTACCCCCCAACTCCAACATGAACGCTTGGCCGGGTAAAATGTGGGGCACACGCGGCAATCCTAACGAAGTACTTAAAGAATTCCGGGTCAGTTCACCCGACCAGAACTCGTACGCCCATGTGCAAGACTTGGAGCGAATGGGGCAGCAGGCGACTGGTGCTCTTGACAGTCAGGGCTTGCGTCAGGGCGTGCGGGACGAATCAGCGACAGGGTCAGCCCTTGCCGCCTCGTCCTTTATCAAGCGCTCGAAGCGTACCATGTACAATATCGAAGGCTACATGAACAAACTCGTTAAGCGAGTGCTGCGTCTCAAGATGCAGTTCGAGCCGGGCAGATACCCGCAAGACTACGACTTCCAAGTGAAGGGTAGTATCGGCATCATGGCCCGCGAACTTGAAGCCAATTTCATGGTCAATATGCTGAGCGTTATCGGTGCGGATTCACCCGCATCAATGCCGATCATACGGGCCATTTTTGAACACAGCGGATCACCAGTCCGGTCGGAAGTTCTCCAAGCCTTGAAGGCTATCGAGAACAAGCAAGAGACGCCGGAAGAGGCTGCCGCTAAGAAAGCCCAGCTTGAGATACCAGTACTGACAGCCGATAAGCTGCGGGCTGAGACGGCCAAGATATTAGAAGAGGCCGAACTCAAGGAAGCACAAGCCGAGAAGGTCGAGGCCGAGACGGACGCAATGCCAGAGAGCGCGCTAATCAAGCGAGCCGGTGTAGCGAACGACATGGAAGACGGCGAGAACGTAGCACGCGGACTCGACATTCAGGAAGAGAAAAACCGTCTAACAGAGAAAGGCTTGGACATTCAAGCACGAGCCTTGACTAAGGATAAAGCTAAGTAAAGTAAAGTTATCTCGGAGGGAGATATGGAATTAACTCCAGAACAGAACGAATTTTATCAGGCAATGGATCATACGTTCCAGACGAAAGGATGGCAACTTATGATACAGCGCTGGCGTGAAGAACAAGTGCAGTTGAAAGACCGCATGTTCTTCGGCGCGAAAGACATGATCGACGTGCAAGAGCATAGAGGTCGCTACGAGCTACTCAACGAGTTACTTACCCTGCCCGAGCATATCGCCAAGCAGAAAGAGTACATCGAGCAGCTTGACGAAGACGACCAGCCTTGAGCAAGTTCATGTACTTTGATTTCCGCTGCCAAAGCTGCGGAAACGTAACCGAAGCGTTCGTTAAGCCGGATGTCCTAACAGGCACCTGCCCGAACTGCGGAGGTTACACAAAACGTATGATCTCCTGTCCGACTATTGCGTTGTCAGGTACAGACCCCGACTTCAGCACTCAGTACGATAAATGGGAGAGAGTACAGAAAGAAAAAGTGGCTAAGGACAAAAAGTTCTATGCAGACCACGGGGAAGACAAGCCCCGATAGTCCCCCACTAGAATTCGCGCTAACCTGCAATAAGGCAGGCCGCAACCGAGGAGAGGAAAAATGGTCGCGCAAGCACCAGTAAATGTAATACAACACAGACCGATGTCTCAGATTCTTGCACCAGCCCCCGACGTACCGGTACAGACGCCAAGCCCTGCTGAACCAGCAGCGCCCGTCGCAGCCCCGGAGCCAGTCGCGGTCGTGCAACCCCCCGCAACGCCGACGAAGTATGACGGCAAGACGGTTGAGCAAGTGATTGAAATGCACCAGAACGCTGAGTCGCGTCTTGGTGAAATTCAGAACGAACTTGGCACGTTGCGCGGAGTGGTTACCGACTTGACCCAGCTCCAACGAACACCGGTAGCGCCGCAACCCGTGGAACAGGAAACGATAGACGTATCAGGCGACGACCTGATTCAACGACCAGTTGAAACAATCAGAAAAGTCGTTGCGCAGGACAATGCAGCTCAGAAAGTGCTTGACGACGCAGAAGCCGGGAAACGAGAATTGCTTGTAGCGAATACAGCTCTCGTGACTGACTTCGGCGACATCAACGCTATCGTAGGAACCGAAGAGTTTCGAGTGTTCGCAAGTCGCACCCCCAGCCGACAAGCTGATTTTGTCGAGGCTGCCAAGGGTGAGGGCTTGTCGCAAGTCCGCGCTGCTCGTCGGCTATTGGAAGACTTTAACGATTTCCAAGATGCCTTAAAACCCGTCACGCCAACCGAGACTCCGCCGGTCACTCCGGCCCTGACTCCGGTAGAGCAAGCGAAAATTGTCAGCACCGAAGGCGCTGGCCCCGCAGGTTCTATCACGACAAAGGAAATGATCTACGAGGCTGACGTACTAAAAATGATACAAGACGAGCCTACCAAATATCGCTCTCCCACATTCCAAGCCGAATTAACGGCTGCGATTAAAGAGGGCCGCTACGTCAAATCAGGATAAATCCTGTTCTTTTAACCACCACACTTTAGGGGTACAACCTAATGACTGCTTCCAACTTCGACATCCAAAACTCAGTCGATACGACTGATGCTGCGGATTTCGTACCGGAAATGTGGGCTATCGAAACGCTGGCTGCGTACAAGGCAAATCTCGTACTCGCCGGTCTAGTTTCGCTCATTCCCCACATTGGCAAGATCGGTGATACGATTCGTATTCCCGTACCGGGCCGCTCCGATGCGAACAGCAAGACAGGCAGTTCGGCTGTTACCGTTATCGCGTACGCTGACTCGACTCACAAGACAGTAGTGATCGACCAGCATTACCACTATGCGCGCATAATGGATGACATTGTCGAACTCCAAGCCCTACCTTCTCTACGTCGGTTCTTCACCGATGACGCGGGCTACGCCCTCGCCAAGCAGGTAGATACAGCCCTCGTGACCCTCGGCGCAGGTTGGGGTTCAGCCGGTACGATTTACGGTTCAGCTCTTTCCGGTGACGGAACGACTACGTGGGTACAGACCGGCTCCGGTAATGGTTCCGCCATTTCCGACGCTGGCGTGCGAGAAATCGTACAAGACTTTGATGACGAAAACGTCCCGAGTCGTGACCGCTTCTTGGTCATCCCTCCGGTCGAGAAA